GGTTATATTTTTAATATTTAAATTTTCTAGTTGTTTAAATAATTCTCTTATTAAATCAACAACTGAATCTCTACCTTTAAATCTATGTACATGGAATCTAATATCTATATTACCAGCATAAAATACTAAATCATCAACGTTATTTGATATATAATTTTTTAATCCTTTTTTAAGAAAACCATGTAAAGTAACACTATCATTTCTATCTATAGTATAACCTGGTTTAAATACAGAAACAGTATGGCTATCACCTAATATTAATTTGTTAGATAATTCATTTAATTTAATAATTTCAGGTATTTTATTACAAGAATATCCTTTCAAATCTTTACGTTTACTGCAAACAACATTATAATCAATCATTTCGTTTACACAATAAACTTTTCCAGTAAAGTTATTTAGCTTATTTAATTTTACATAAAAAGAATCCTGAACACCGCCAAAGAAATTAAAAACACCTTCCTTATAGTTTATACCTTCAGATAATATTAACTCATCATATTGATCCCAATCATCTTTTTCAGTTAAAACATCTGCCTTGAGTAGATGTCTTAATACTAATGTCCAACCACCATTGTGGCTATTTAAACTTTTTGCTGGATTACTAACCAGACCTACAATTGCTTTTTTATTCATTTTCATAATTATTTAATGCGCCTAAATATGCTACTGCATCTAATAAATTATCTTCTTTGTGATAATAAGATTCTCTAGATAACTTTAAAGCTACCATACATAAATACATGTCTCTAGGTTTAATATCTTTATTACATAAAGTAGAAGCTAATACTGATGCTTTTTCCATGCCTTCTGACATAGGTCCGTAAGTTCTTGCTTTTTCTTCAGATCTATTATTTATTATATCATTTGCTGTTTCTAGTATATTCATAAGCTTATAAAATTTATATATTCGTTTTGTCTTCTTTTAAGTTCATCTCTACATGCGTCTCTGTAAGAATCTAAATAGCCTTCACTATTTATAACTGATTCTAAATCTTTAATTGTATAATATTTTATCATTATTTAAATTTTTATTGTTTTACAAATATAAACAAATTTTTAACTTCACAAAGAAAATAACAAATTTTTTTTATTTTTTAGGTTTGTTGATCCTTGGGCCCCATTTACCTTTATTTCTTTGTTCTTCTACAAATCCTGTTATTGGATTAATATTGTGATTCCACCAATCCCAAGTTTTTTCTAGTTTTTTATTCATTTTTAATTTTATTGTTTTTTTCTTGTATCTTTTTAACTTGTAAATGTAACATCATAACAAATTGTTGAAGGTCTTTAATATCCTTCTGCATTTTTATTAATATAGTTTCTTTCATTTGTTTAGGTGTCTTAGTTTTTCTATGTATAAAGTAGCATCCATTAACTCTTCCTGTAGATGGTTTAAAAACTTATAGAAGCCATCAGGGCTATCAAATAAAGTTGTGTTGTATTTATCGATTCCTACTTTACTTCTTAAGTTAAACTTTTCTTTTACCATTGTAACTATTGGATCGCCTACTATTGGACTTGTAGTTGATGCGTTTTTAAAATAAGGGTTTTGAATTTGTCTGTCAAAATCTTCTTGCATCTCGTGCCATTTCTTTACACTGTCGCTCATAATCCTAATTCCTTTTGTTTATTTAGTATCTCTATTTGTTTTTCTAATTGTAGTATTTTCTTTTCAGCATCCTGAGCTCTTTCAATCGCTCTAATCTTATCTGACCTGTATTCGCTAATAACTTTGTTAAACATCCTTCTATCGACCTGTAAACGGTTTACGTAAAAGAATATATCACAAGCAGCTCCACAAGCTGCATCTATGTCTTTGTTGTCTGGTTTTAGGTTTGCCCACTCTAAAAGCTTTTTATTTAAAAGTTCCGAGTTGTTGAAGTATTCCATCTCCAGTAAGTTGTCATGTTTTTTACCAATCATTTTACAAATATATTAATATTCCTTAAATATCCTTTCTAATTTAGCATAAACACCATTTAAAAAACAACTACTACAAGATGTCATTTCTCTTCTTTCATTAAATACTCTATTAAATATTTGTAAAATTTCTGCTTGAACTTTAGATGTAACAGTATTTTTTGGCTTAGAAAACAATTCGTTTAAATAATTGTATTCATTCTCTGTCAAACAATTTGGCTTTTGATAAGGAAAGATATGGTTTAATGTTTTTTTACGATCATCACATCCACAGTCTTCACCTAATGCCCATTTGGCTAGTTTATCAATACCAGTAGACTTAGTAATCTTTTCTATAGTATCACCTACTCCACTGCTTTTTTCTTCGTGGTTCTTGACCCAATCTTTGTACTCCTTAGTTCTTTTGTCTATTCCTTTCATAATCTTTATTTTTATAATCTTCGTAATCTTCTTTAAATAATTCTTTTAATTCGTCTTTACTTTTCTTTAGTGTTTTAAATATTGATACCCAACTGATTTTTGTTTCTTTTGCTATTTTCCTTATTGACATATCTGTATCTCTATATAGCTTAAAAAGTGTTTTATCATACCAACCCCAGTTTTCAATATGATTATCAATTAAAGAACAAAAATCCGAATAACCTATTTCGTCATCCATTTCTGAATTGTACGGTATTTGCTCGTAATTGTTTTCATCATCAATTCTAACTTTATTAATTTTCTTTTTAGCATTATAATATTGAAAGTAAAGACTACGGAGAGTAAAAAAAACATATCCTCGACTAACAACACCTTTTTGAATAATTTTTTTCTCATCTGTATACTTATATAAAGTTAAATACATCTCTTGTACAAAATCTTCAGCTAGATCAAACTCACCAAAGGAATGCATTATATCTACCCACTCATTATGTCTCTCACTTACCTTGTTTAACCAAGATCCTGATTTTCCCATACTATTGATATACTTATTATTCCTAGTAAACATTGTAAAGTTATTTCTTGTCCATCATCATAATATTCTTTATTATACAATGCTCCTATAACAAAACCAAATATTGGGCTTATTATTATTTCTGCTTTATAATTTAATCCTATTATTACAAAACAAAAAGCAATAATTCCTAAAAATATAAATCCTTCTATCAAAATATTAAATTTGTTTTTTGTTCGTCATTTAAAACATCTTTTTCCATGTGTAAAAAACCAGTATTATTAACTTTCATTTTTAATCTTATTGGTTCTTCATAAGGAGTAGGTCTACCACCTGTTTCGTTTTCTTTTACTTTTAAAACATATAATAGTGAATAAAGCCAATCCGTACTGTGGTTAGTATATCTATGAACACATATTACATCATCGGCTCTATTTCCCCATTTACCTCCACCTTCTACATCTCCCATAGATAAAGGTTTTGATAAATTAGAATACTCATGATTTGCTGGATGAGTTCTTCTTAAAGCTTCAGTAACACCATGAGCATTTAAATATAAAGAAACATTATTCTGTTTAGCAAACATTCTAAATTCGCTTGCAACTTGATAATCATATTCGTGTCCTCCTACAACTTTCAACAAATTGTAGTCTTTAGCTAAACTATTATAAGGATCAACTAATAATGCATCATAATTCCAGGCTTCTTTAATGGATTCAGATTCTTTAAGTAATTGCTTGTAAGTATATAGATCCTCAACATCTATTATTTTAAAATGTTTATCACACCATTCTATAGCTTTATCTATTTCTATATCGGAAGCTATATTTATCGCTTTATTCATTTTAAATTCAATAACTTTTCTAACTATACTTTGTGGCGTATTTTCAGAACTCCATATTAAAAATCTTAAATTATGTTTAATAGCCCACACTACAAATAAATAAATAATAATAGTAGTTTTTCCAACATTAGCATGGCCAATCAGTAGATTGAAATTACCTTTCTTAAACCTAAGATACTCATCAATCTCAGGTATATCAATACCTAGTCCTTCCTTTACTCTTCCATATTTAACATCAAGTATTTTATCTTTTATTATTTTTGCTTGAGCAATCATTAAAAAGGTAAATCTGCAGACACTTCTCTATCTGGTTGCTGTGCTGAATTAGTTACTTCTTGTTCTGTCTTACTAATTTTCCATCCATTAATAGAATTAAAATACTTAGTTTCACCTTGTGGATTTACCCAAGCTCTACCTCTTAAATTTATTCCAATTTCAACAAAATCTCCTGCTCCGAACTGTGATAGGTAGTCTATACTATCGTTAGTAAATTCTACACAAATAGTTTGAGGATATTGAGAACTTAAATCTGTTTCTAAAATAAGATTTGCCTTTTTCATTCTCTCTGTAATTTGTACAGCTTTTTGAATTTCTTTAATTTTTCCAGTAATTTCCATAGTTTTTAATTTAAAAGTTGTTTTTCAGTTTGTGATTCAATAGTATATTTTGATTTTATATTTTCAACACTACCTCCAGTTGAAATATATTCTTTAGCTTTTTTAAAAGCTTCTGAATCTGGTTTTAAAATAGGTTTTAACTTTGGTTTAGCAGGATAGTTTGGTTTTTGAGTTAATCCATTAC